GGCCGTCTGATTGATCACCTTGGAGAACGACTCCGAGCCCTGGGCCATCTTGAGCAGGCCGTCGGCGAAGGTCTGGGTGGTGGCGCCGACCGAGGCTTTCCAGTCGGCAGGCACCTTGTCGGCCGCGTTCTTGTTGGCGCTCACCACCGCATCCCCGCCGGCCCGGGCCGCATCGGCCACGGCGGTCATGGCCGCTTGCACCGCCGCGGCGACCTGGGCCGTGGCGGCGGTAAGGCCGCCGATATCCGGTGCCTGGAACGCCGTCGCCATCGCCTGGCGAAACTGATCCAACCCGTCCTGGGACCCGTCCAGGCCGCTGACCACGGACGATATGGCCGATTGTGCATCTCCCGCGGCGGTCTTAAGTCCCGAGGCGTCGCCGGAGAAGGTGACCTGGAGCTCACTGTCGGCCATCGGCGCCTCGCGGGCTTAGGGTGATCGGCGCCCAGACGGCAGGGCGCCCAGGAAGGCGGCGACAGCCTCTGGGGTGTCGAGGGTCTCGGCGGCGGCCGGCGGTTTGGCCAGGCCCAGATAGAGGGCCACCGCACGATAGGTCGGCGGGCCGTAGCGCGCCCAGCAGCGCTGCATGGCGCCGTAGCGGGCGAGGTTCCAACCGCGCTCGATCTGGTCCCAGTCGCCGCAGCCGGCGGCGACCAGTTCGGCGATCAGGGCGTCGAAATCGCCGTCGAAGGGCTCGCCGCGCCCTGCGCCGGCCCCGCCTCCCCCGGCGCGGCGGCGTCCGGGGCGGCCAGGCCGATCTCGACCAGCAGGGCGTTGAGGAAGGGACGCAGACCCGCCATTTCGCGCGGCGCCAGGCGTTCGGCCAGGGCCTCGACGGTCAGCGCCTGGCCGACCGCGCCGACGGCGATCACGCCGAGGATCGCCTCGACCCCGGCCATTGGATCGGCCTCGTCCTGCAGCGCGGCGATGTGGCGCCAGGCGGCCTTGAGGGTCTTGAAATTGGGCAGGGCGACCTCGATCGCGGCCCCGCCGATGGTCACTTGCGCCATGTCAGCCTCAGCCGGTCAGGGTCCAGGAGAACACATTGCCGGTCCCATCGTCCTGGGCCGACATGTCGAGCGAAGGCAGGGAGAAGTCGTCCAGCTTCATCGGCAGGCCGAGCTTGGAGGACTGCACGGCGCCGAAGCTGAGGCTGATCGACTTGCCCTTGAAGCTGTTGAGCAACTGCAGGCTGAACACCGGTCCCGAGCCCATCGGGGTGTTGGCCCCAGTGATCGTGGTCCCGGTCGAGGCCGAGGCGTAGGTGTAGTAGAGCTTGATCGCCCCGCCGCTGTCGCCCGAGGCGAAGGTGTAGACGCCGGTGGTGGTGTTGACCGCATATTGGCCGGTGGCCGGGGCCGAGGCGACGCGGGTCAGCCACTTGCCCAGGGCGGTGTTGAACACGCCCAGATCCGTCTTGAAGGTCGCGCCGTTGGCGGCGGTGACGGCGTAGGGGCTGGCCGGAATGGTCCAGGCCTCGGCCATCGAGTTCAGCACCTCGCCGCCGCTGGCGGTCAGGCCGAAATAGATCTGGTTGAACAGGTTGGGATCAAAGCGGCCGACGGCGGCCTTGATGTCGATCTTGCCCTTGCCGCGGGCCTGTTCGAGGGCGAACTGGTTTTGGCCATAGAGCGGCTTCAGATCGAAGCTGAAGTCGACCGAGACGTCCTGAACGGCGCCGAACAGGACCGGGGTCGGGCTGGCGCCGGCGGGGACGCCGAACAGGAAGCCGGCGCCGAAGACGGACTGGACCATCTCAGATCTCCTTCACAATCGATTGGGCGAGGTCGGCGAGCGCGGCCTCCAGATGGTTCCAGCAGTCGGTCGCGCGGGCGATCGGGCCGCCGGCGATGCGGGCGTCGCGCCAGCCGCGGATGGCCGCCCACAGGCGCGCTTCCAGGTCGGGCGCAGTAGCGGGCGCCGACGCGAGCGGCGCGGCGTCGGGGGTGTCGTCGGCCATGGGCGGCCTCCTTGGCTTTGGGGTTGGAGCCGGGTCAGGGCACGAGGATGGTGATCGGCACGATAATCAGGGCCTGACCGTCGAGGTCGCCGCTGTCCTTGAAGATCCGGCCGCTGATGAAGGCGTGATGCACCAGGCCGCCGAGGGTCTGGACATTGTCCGGATCGCCGGCGGGAAACAGGGCCTGAATGGCGTCGAGGATCTGGTTGGTGGCGATGGTCGGGGTCGCCGACGGGTCCTTGCCGGCGTTGTGATAGATCAGCCAGCTGGCCGACAGCGTGGTCTTGGAGGCCAGGCCGGTGACCTCGGCGACGGTCTCGTCATGCTCGGCCTGGCAAAGGGCCGGCTGGGCGGGGATCTCGCCCCACAGCCGCACGCGGCGGCTGGTATAGGCCAGGGTCTGGCCCGCGCCCCAGGTGACGGTTCCCACCAGGCCCTCGCCGGCGGAGGCGAGCGCGAACAGGGCCGAGAAGATGGCTTCGCGGGTGGGCATGGGCGAGTCTCGTTCGATCGGCGAAGCGTCCGCCGCGCCGCGGGCGTCGTATGGAGGTTGGGATACGAGCCGGAGCCTTGGATGACCCGCCGCGATGTCGCGATCTACGCCGCCGCCGGCTTCAGCGTGTGGCTGAACGGGGCGGTGACCTTTCGGCTGGGCGGGCGGTTCCTGTTTGAAAGCGGGCCTTGGGTGACGGTGCTGGTCGCGGTGGTGATCGCGGCCCTGGTCTGTCTGATCTTTCGAACCGCGATGGTCTGGCGCAAGGCGCCGGCCTCGCAGGCGGTGACCGTGGCCGTGCTGATGGCCCTGCCCGGCCTGTTCGGCGAGGCGGCGCGGCAGCTGGTGTTCGGATGGGCGACGGGCCTGCCGGCGAGCGCCCAGCCGGCGTTCGCGGCGGTGATGTTGTTTGGTAATGCGGTGTTGTTGACCTATGCGGTGGTTCGGGCGCGGCGGGCGGAATGATCCCTGGGTCTAGGCTCCAAGCGCCTCATCCACCGCCGTCTTGAGCTCGTCCGCGATCCGGTCCGCCATGTCAGCCAGGCTGGAGCGCAGATAGGAGCGCTCGGGCAGGGTCGAGCCGGGGTGGTGGACCAGGCGGGCGAAGACCTGCTGGCCGCCGAGGACGAAGGCCAGGGCCTTGGCCTTGTCGGGGACGATGTCGTGGGGGGCGGTGCGGCCGCCATATTCCTGGATGGCGGCGTATTTGACGTCGCCGGAGGAGAAGACGCGGACCATGACCGCCTCGCCATCAAGGCTGACCTCGGACCCGATCGAGGCGCGCAGGGCGCCGGAGCGGACGTGCAGGACCTGGCCGGAGAGCTTGTCGTCGGTGACGTGGGACTTCAGGCGGTCCGCCAGCTGGGCGGCCTTGGCGGATAGCGCGGCCTGGACCTGGGCTGGGAGGGAGTCGAAGCGGGCGGTGAGGGTTTCGGCGCCTTTGGTGGTGATGGAGAGCATTTGGGTTCGCTCCGCCTTCGATCGTCATCGTCGGCGAATGCCGACGACCCATGCCGTGAAGCTTCAACCGACACGCGGGCCGGGGCTACACCTCAAACGTCGAAAATCGTGTCCACCTTCACGGCATGGGTGGCCGTGACGAGCACGGCCATGACGAGTTTTCAGATCGGTGCGAGGACGCGGTAGGGGGCGAGCATCGACTTGATGGTGGCGTTCATGTCGGCGGGGGAGAAGGCGACGGTCTCCTGGCCGCCGAGGCTTTTGGAGGTCTGGCCGATGTGGTCGCGGCGGCGGAAGGCTTCGCCGGCCAGCTCCAGCGCCGCCTGGGCGATGGCCGGCGGGGTTGCCGCGTAGCCGGCGGTGTAGCTGACCACGACATGGGCGCGTCGGGGGAAGCACCAGCCGATCAGGGTCAGTCGCCGGCCTTCGAAGATGAATCCGGGGGTTCCCATGATCGGATCGCCGGGGGTGGTCAGGGTCTGGCCGCGGAAGGCCACCGACTGCACCGCGGTGATCGGGGCCTGGCGCAGCATCAGGTCGCGGCCGCCAGTGCCGTCATAGGTCTCGACATAGCTGGCGCTGAGTACGGCGCTGTTCAGATAGTCGCAGATGAACGCCGAGACGGCGGTGATCAGGGCGCTGATCAGGTCGTCGCTGGGTCCGGCCGCGGCGGGCAGGCCCAGCCAGGCCTTGACCGTGGGCAGGTCGGTGAAGTCCATGGCGGGCTCCGGGGTTTGGGAACAGGCTTGGAGGCCACTTGCCCCCTCCGTCCCGGCCTTCGGCCGGTCCACCTCCCCCGCAAGCGGCTACGGGATTCACACATCTCTCAGGCTCCAGCCTTGGGCGATGGCTCTGAACTCTTGGAGGCCGTTGGCGAGGGTTATGGGTCCTGGAGGCTTTGAGGACT